GGCGGCTACCTCATCGCGAAGGCTATCACCTACGACGATGGCAACGCCAAGGGCGACTCACTCATTCAGCTGCTGTCTTGAGTACTATTCGCAAACTGTTAGGAAAACAGCATGACGTCGCGAGAGACAGACGACAGACCGCACTGCGGTTCTACCGAGAGCAAGGCAAGCTCCCCGGACTCCCGGGCGTCATTGCGCGCGTACTCTACCGAAACCTCAATGCCGTCCACCGAGCGCCGCACCTCAACGGCCCCGAGAAGGAACTCCAGTTCCGGCGAATACTTCAGGCCGCGGCCCGCGCCGGCAAACCCGATGGCGGGGTGTCCGCTGGACCTGGCGTACCCGCTCCTGAAGGGTCGCGTCCGCAGGAAAAGCTTTAGCTGGCCCGTCAGGTGACGTTTCACTTTGATTTCGAGACGCGCTCCCGCGTCGGCATCCACGAGGGTATCGACCGCTATGTGAGGGCGTGCGAGCCGATCATTCTGACGTATGCGTGGGATGACGAGCCGGTACAGCTAACGACCGACAAAGAGGAAATGCGCCATGCCATTAACGCCGCCATCGACGATGCGGAGCCCTTCGTCGCGCACAACGCGGCTTTCGATTTCGGAGTCGCTGCGCACGCTCTCGGGGCATCAATCCCAGTTGACCGCCTTCGCTGCACTAGAGCGCATGCTTACTCAGCCGGGCTCCCCGGGAGCCTTGATCTGCTGGGAAAAGTGCTTGGCCTCTCGGTGGCCGAAGCTAAGCTCGCCGGAGGTAAGAACCTCATTGCCCTGTTCTGCGTGCCCCTGCCCGACGGCACCTTTAACAGCCCTGATAGCTATCCCGCCGAGTGGCAAGCCTTCTGCGACTACGCCGTCCGCGACACCGCCGCCCTACGCGAAGTGCACCGACGACTGCCGAGTCACAACTACCGAGGCGAGGCGCTCGACTGGTACCACCTCGATCAGAAAGTCAACTGGAGAGGATTCCGATTCGATAAGCCCCTGGCTATCGCGGCTCGGCGTCTCCTCGAACTAGCAAAGGAAAAACATGGCAAAGGCATCAGTGAAGCGACCGACGGTGCAGTCAGTGCTGCAACCCAACGGGGAAAGCTACTTACGTTTCTAAACACGAAATACGCCGCCGAACTGCCGAATCTCCGTGCAGCGACTGTGCGCGATATGCTGGAACAGGACGATATTGAACCCGGTCTGCGCTTCCTGCTTGAAGCGCGGCTCGAAGCTGCCAAAAGCAGCGGTGCGAAATACGGGCGCGGCCTTACCCTTGTCGGACCCCAAGATAGACTAAGGCACACGCATCAGTGCTTCGGCGCAGGGCGCACGGGGCGCGACTCACACAAAGGCTTCCAGCCCGGGAACATGGCCCGCCAGTCCATGAAGTCGAGGTACATAAGTGACGTCGTTATACCGGCAATCCTGGACGGTTCTGCTCTCGACAATCCTCTTTTGGTCGGTGGCCCTAACACTGCTTGCGCTAATGCTCTGCGCGGCAGCATCATTGCAGCGCCGGGCAACGAGCTGGTTGATGCAGACTTTTCCAATATCGAGTCCCGCCTCGCCGGCTGGTTTTCTGCCGAAAGCGAAATGCTCGCAGCCTACCGCGCGGGCACCGACCTCTACAAAACGTGGTACTCGCAAAAATTCAAAATACCGGTCGAGGAAGTAACCGATGCGCAGCGCCAGATTGCCAAGGTCGTATACCTCTCCATGCAGTTCCTGGGCGGCGTTGGGGCTTTCGTTCCTATGGCTGCTACTTATCAACTCAATCTTGACTCTCTGCCTCCTCTGGTACTTCCTAACGCTCCTAAAAAACAACTTGAAAAAGCTGACAAGGCTTGGGGCCGCGCGCTCCTAGCCGGAGAGGATTATGAGCTTGAACGTGAAGTCTACATGGCCTGCGACATTCTCAAGCAGGCGTACCGCGAAGGTAACGCCAATATCTTCCGAACGGGGCATGAGGTGGGCTCGGCAGTCATCGACGCTATCCGCTCGCCAGGTGAAGGCTTTGAGGTCGCGCGCTGCCGAATTTGGGCAACTGGAACTGCCCTTCTCATCGAGATTCCCGACGGGTCCCGACTTACTTACTTCCAGCCACGCATACATGAGGAGCGCTTCGTTGATCCTGACACTGGCAAGACATCCGTTCGAGTGTCGTCCTCGTACATGACCGCGCGTGGCAAGCAGTGGTACCGCGAGAAGGCGTGGGCGGGCCTCTACTGGAACAACATCATCCAAGCCACCGCCAACCGGCTGCTGCGCGCAGCGGCGCTGCGGGTGCACGCGGACACCTTGACGGTGCCGGCCGTAGCCGAGTACCTTAGCCGCTTACCAGAACACGCGCGCACGGCCATTTGCCTGCGCGTCCATGACAGCCTTACGTTGGATACCCCAATCGGGAGTTATTCAGTTGACAGATTAGTCAAACAGATGTGTATACTGCCGGAGTGGGCCCGCGGACTGCCGATAGAGGCTGCTGGCTGGGCGAATACCCGCTACGGAAAGCACTGAATGTTTAAAGATCCCGAGGCGGGAAAAATCTATCGGCGAAAGTGGCTCGAGGCGAATCGCGCCAAAGTGCGCGCGCAGCAGCGCGCCCGTCTGGCGGCGCGTCCTGAGCTTCGTGCTAAGCGTGCTGAGTGGGCTAAGCGCAATCCTGAGAAGCTGAAGCAATACCGCGCTAAAGCCTATGCACGAATGCAGGCGGCCGGCTGGCACAATTCGCTTCACTTCAAGCGTCGCTATGCGCACGTTCTGAAAGGTGGCCCGGTGCCGCCGAAACCGAAAGTGTGTGATTGCTGCGGGATGCCTCCGGCGGGGCGCTCGAGAAATACCGAGAAGCTGATGTTTGAGCACTGCCACAAAACCAACACCTTCCGCGGCTGGGTCTGCCATATGTGCAACAAGATGCTCGCGGACGCTCGGGATAGCGCAAGCATACTGCGCGCCGGGGCGCGCTACCTAACGAGGAAACACTGATGCGGAAAATGGTGAGCGTCAAAGAGTCCGTCGTCGAGGACTACTTCTGCGAGCAGGTTGCGCTTGGCCGTGGCTTCGCCGCCAAGTTCGTAGACCCTACTCGCCGCGGCGCGCCCGACCGCATCGTGTTCATGCCGTGGGGCGGCGTTTACTTCGTGGAACTGAAGCGCCCCAAGGGGGGCAGGTACTCGCGCCTTCAGGAGACATACCACGCCGAGATCGAGAAGCGCATGACGCCGGTGTACTGCATCACCACACTTGAAGGCGTCGACAGCTTCTTCCGCATGATTGCGCCGTGAATGAAGCCGCAAGAATGGGTACCGAAACCCTACCAGCAGATCGGATTGCAGTTTCTCCTGGATACGCAACGTGCGGCCGTATGGATGCCGCCCGGATTCGGCAAGACGTCGCTCGTCTACGCCCTACTCGACATCCTGAAACTGGCTGGCTCCAAATTCTTCCCCGCCCTTGTGATCGCGCCAAAACAGGTCTGCGATCTTACGTGGCCCGCTGAGCGCGACCGCTGGCGCCAGTTCCAGGACTTAAGCGTCGTCAATATCCGCGGCACGAGTGAGCAGCGCATGCGTGCGCTGCACACGAAGGCGGACATTTACTTCATCAACTTTGAAAACGTCGAATGGCTCGTGGAGGTGTGTGGTGCAGCGTGGCCTTTCAGAATTGTCGTTGTCGACGAAGCTACGAAACTTAAAGGCTATCGCACTAAGCAGGGGGGAAAGCGAGCTAGCGCTCTGGCTAGGATCGCCCGAGACACTGGGCGTTTTATCGAGCTTACCGGAACACCAGCTCCAAACGGCCTTAAGGATTTGTGGGGGCAAATCTGGTTCCTCGACTTTGGTGGCCGCCTTGCGCCATCGTACAACCAGTTCCAGCAGCGTTGGTTCATCGTCGAGGCGTACACGCGTCAGGTTATCCCCCGAGCAGGCGCGGAGGCTGAAATTCACTCGCTCCTGGCTGACTGCACTAAAGCGTTTCGGACGGAGGACTGGTTCGACATTCAGAAGCCCGTCGTGTCTCGCCGGGACGTGCGACTGCCGCCAGCAGCAGCTGAGCTGTATCGTGAGATGGAGCGTAACTTTTTCATCAAACTACAGGAGGTGGAAGGCCGCGAGCGCGACGCTGAAGTCACCGCCCGCATCGCCCTGACCCTCTCCTCGAAGCTCATCCAAATGGCCGCCGGCGCGGTCCTCGACGATGACAAACAGCCGCAGCTTATCCACGAGGAGAAGCTCGACGCGCTGGAGTCGCTCATAAACGAGCTGGGCGGCGAGAACGTCATCGTGGTCTACCAGTTCATCCACGAGGCGAAGATGATTCAGAAGCGCTTCCCGCACGCGGAGGTGTTCATGGGCAAGAAGCAGGAGGACAAGTGGAACGCCGGGCAGATGCCGCTCATGCTGATTCACCCTCAGCGCGGCGGCCACGGCACGAACCTGCAGCACGGCGGCCGCACTATGGCGTTATTCAGCCCCTTCTGGGACCTGGAGCTGCGCATGCAGGTCATCGACCGCATCGGGCCGGTGCGCCAGAAGCAGGCAGGTTACGACCGGGCGGTGAACGTGTATGATCTAGTGGCCTTAGACACCCTCGACCAAGAAGTATTGGACCGCCTCGATGGCAAGCGAAGCGTCATGGACGCGCTGATGAGCGCTCGTTCGCATAGGCCGCCGACGTGAGCGTCTGGAGCGAGTATCTCGGCTTCGGCTGGAAGCTCTGTGAGCTTCGCCCCGGCACCAAGGCGCCCCGCGACCCCGCATGGCAGAAGCCAGGCGCTCCGTTCAACGAGAACGCGCTCAGCGCGGGCCTCATCCACGAACACAGCGGTACGTGCGCCATTGATGTCGATAACTACGAGAAAGCCAAGCGGTGGCTGGAAGACGCCGCAGCGATAGACCTCGACGAGCTATTCGCCGACCCTGCCGCCGTGCGCATAGAGTCTGGCCGAGTGAGTCGCGGCAAGCTCCTCTACGCGCTGCCGGAGCCGCTGCCCACGAAGAAGGTTGCGCCCTACGAGGAGGGCGGCAAGAAGTACAAGGCGCTGGAGCTGCGCTGTATAGGCGGGCAGGACGTCCTGCCGCCCTCTATCCACCCCGACACGGGTAAGCCTTATGTCTGGGCAGGGGCTGACCCGCTCATGGGGCTGCCCCCGCTCCCGGCCGCATTAGAAGCCCTGTGGCGGGCGCAGCTGACCCCCGCCACTACGACACCCCCTGAGGCGCCCGCGCAGGCCAGCGGGGCGGAGCTTGCGGAACTACTGGCGTCCCGCGACCCCGACTGCAGCTACGACGACTGGATCAAGGTCGGCATGGCGGTGCATGCCGCAACGGACGGGCAGGGCTTCTACGTCTGGGACAACTGGAGCCGTAAGGGGGATAAGTACGCCGAGCCCGACAAGACGACCGGGCTGTCCGGCTCCGCCCATCTTATGTCGCATTGGCGCAGTTTCCGCGCCGCCGGGGGAGTGGGGCTAGGGAGCCTCCTGAGCGGGCGCGTCGCGAGCCTCGATGAGTTCCCGGTGGAAACTAGCGACGGGGGTCTGGAGGACGAGTTCACCGGCGAGGACGACCGCACAATGGCCGGAGTGGCGCAGAAGATATTGCGCACCCGACTGGTGTACCTAACCTCGCAGGAAAAGTTCTGGCCTACCCCTCCCGTGCCGCCAGAGTACGACTTCGACAAGAATCTCCACGGCGCTATGAGCATCGAGGGGGTGCGCAATATTTTCACGCGCGCTATGCCCCTGCACCAGCCGAAGAAGGGGGACGCGTACCACTCCGACCCCGTAGACGTGTGGCGTAAGACGCATGGCGCGCGCACGGCCTATGCTGCGGGCTTCGACCCCGGCAGCGCGGAGCTGTACAAGGACCCCAATGACGGGCTGGTTTACGTCAACACCTACAAGCCCTACGTGGTCGAGCCGCTCACCCCGGAGCCGCACGAGCTGGAGGCGTGGGACTTTCTTGTGGGCCGTCTGGAGGATCGCAACTACCGCGAATGGCTCATGAATTATTTCGCGTACATACTGAGCAATCCTGGCAAGCGCGTGGCACTAGCGCCCCTGCTATACGGCGCACCGGGCACAGGCAAAACCACGCTGCTGAATCAGGTGCCCGAGCTGCTGTTCGGCGCGGCCAACGTGAAGCCAATGTCCAACGACATACTGCGCAGCACCTTCAACGATGTGATAGCCAACACCTGGTTCCTCGTCATGGACGAACTGAAGATGGGGAAGCAGGACCGCATCGAGACGAGCAATAAGATCAAGGCGTGGATCACGGGCGCGACGCTGCCCATACACCCCAAGGGAGGCAAGCCGTACAAGATAACTAACCGGCTGCAGATAGTGGCCACTTCAAACTACGATGACGCCGTGCACATCGAGAACGACGACCGCCGGTGGGCTATTTGCGAGATGCGAGGCCCTGGGTTCACGGACGCCGAGTGTGCCGATCTCTACGACGGCTTCCTCAATACGCCGCGGGCTGCGGGGGTGCTCAAGTACATCATGGAGGCGCGCGTCAGGCAGGGCAAGCTGACGGGCTTCAGCCCCACGGGGCGCCCGCCTAATACTGCGGCGCGACGCGAAACGGCTAAGGCTGCGCTAGGTACGTGGGAGGCGAAGATAATGGAGCTAGTGCTCAGCGGCGAGCCCCCGTTTAACCTGGACGTGTTCCGCCCGGAGGCCGCCCGAGAGGCGCTCATAGGCGCGGGCGCCCCTAACCTGTTCCGCATAGTGAGCGTGCTCAAGCGCGCCGGGCTAGACATCACCGAGATCAAGACTAACGATCATCGCCTGCTGGCATGGCGCAACGGCGCAGAGTGGCGCGCCGCCGGCTACGCCGTTGCTCGCAAGTACCTAGAGACCGGCGTGCGCCCCTTCGCCGGGTCCGATGAGGTGCCGCTTGCAATTCGCACGATGGCAGGGGATGATGGCGACCCAGATGACGTGTCCGATTTGCTAGGAGATTCCCCGAGTGGCTGACCAAGATAACCAGGCCGAGCTTGACAAGATCATGGGCCGGCCGAGCAACTTCAAGCCCGACCCGCCGCCCCCGGCACCCACCGCGCATGACATCGACGCGCCCGCCAGCCTGGCCGATCATCTCCGCGGTATCATGGGCACAAAGGGCGGCATCCCCGCCGGCGAGACTCGCGGCCCGGGCGGCAAGACGATCATGCAGGCCGTGGACGAAGCTGTCGCCGGCGCGCCGAAGACTCCCGAGGAATAGTTGCTCGTATCGCCGCAGTTACGTGCTGCCCTGAAGGCAGCTGAGGGCCTAAGCCTCGTCGGGTATCAGCGGCCGGGCGACGTTCCCACCAACGGCTACGGCCACACAGGGCCTGACGTGTACGTCGGGCAGGTAATCGACGAGGCGCAAGCCGATACCTGGCTTGAGGACGACGCCGACAGCGCCACGGCCTACGCCGTGCACCTCCCCGAATGGGGTTCGCTGGACACGCCCGCCCGCAGAGATGCGGTAGTAGAGTGCGTATTCAACCTCGGAGTACACAATTGGCAGACCCAGTTTCCCCTGACACGGCAGTCAATCCAAGCCCAGGACTGGCCGAACGCACAGCTCCACCTACTGCGTTCACCGGAATGGATAGCGCAAGTAGGCTTCAGCAGGGTATCGCGGCTAGCTACTATGATCGGCTCCGGTCAGTACCCGGATGCGACCTCCGCGACTGCTTCATAATGGCAACGCTCGCCGGCTCGTGGGGCGCGGGCACCGTGTTCATGTTCAAGTACCCCTCGTCCGGCACGTTCGGCCTGTGGTGCGGACTGTGTGCCACTATGACCGCGGCTTACCACTTTATTAACTACAAGGACAGTAAGGAGCCGGACCGTGTTTAGCACCGTGAAGATATACGCACTCGGCGTCCTGAGTATCACACTCGTAGCCGGCTTCTTCTGGTACCGGCACACGCTCATAATGGACGGGGAGCAAAAGGTGGACGCCGCTGTCACCAAGACTACCGCGAAGTTAGAAGCAGCCAACGCCGCGAAGCTCGCCGCGCAGGCCAAGACTGATGCCGACAACCTCCAGACCATAGAGACCTCCTATGCGAAATCGCTTACCGTTTCTAACGCTAACACTGCTGGCCTTGCTGAGCGGGTGCGCCAGTACGAAGCTGCCCGTAGCCGTAGCCTTGCCGTGCCCGGAGAAAGTGCAACCTCCGCCGGCCCTGATGCTGCCGCCGGAAAGCCCGACAGCTTTAGCGACGCTGTCCAAGGCCTTGCCGAAGCCGCTAGTCACGATGCGGATACGCTGGTAGCGCTTCAGCAGTTTGTGCTGAAGGAATGCCGCTAATGGGCTATCCGCGCAGAGAGTTCGACCGCGTTCAAGTTGCCAAGTGGCATGCCGAGGGCGCGTCGGGCGCGGAGATAGCCAGACGCCTCAGGACTCCTCGCACCGGTGAGCCTTTCCAACGCATGATGCGCGAGATGAAGGACGCCGGGGATCTGCCGCCCATAGAGCCTCTCAAGGGCGCGCCCGAGGGCTACCACGTCAAGGGCACCTCTACCCTGGTGGACGAGCAGGGCAACACCAAGCTCCAATGGATCAAGACGAACATCGACGCGGAGACGCTGGCCGCGCAGCAGGAGGCCGCGCTCAGGGCACTGTGCGGGAAGCTGAAGCCTATCCCGCCGGTGAAGCTTCTGACGAAGCAGCGCGACGCGGACCTGTGCACCCTGTACACACTTACCGACTGCCACGTCGGCATGCTGGCATGGAGCCGCGAGACCGGAGAGGCGTGGGACCTCGGTATCGCGGAGGAGTGCCTCACCAAGACGCTGTGCCGCATGATCGACGCCGCGCCTGAGTCCGCAGTGGGGGTCATCAATCAGCTGGGCGACTTCCTGCACTTCGATTCGCTGCAGCCTCTCACGCCGACTAATCACCACGTGCTGGATGCGGACTCGCGCTTTCAGAAGATGGTAGAGGTGGCTGTGCGCATCCTGCGCCGCGTCATAGAGCACGCACTCGCCAAGCACTCGCGCGTCGTGGTGCAGATGAAGGAAGGCAACCACGACCCGGCAGGCTCGGTATGGCTGCGAGTCATGCTGGCCCAGCTCTACGAGAAGAACGTGCGCGTCGAGGTGGATCAGTCCCCCAACCCCTACACGGTGTACGAGCATGGTAAAACGCTCCTCGGGTTCTACCACGGGCATCTCGCCAAACTTACTAGCCTGGGCGAACTATTTGCGGCTCAATTCAGACCTCAGTGGGGTCGCTGCGAGTATGTCTACATTCACACCGGCCACAAGCACCACGTCAAGGAAGAAGAACGATCGGGCTGCAAAATCGTGCAGCACCCGACGCTAGCCGCGCCTGACGCCTACGCCGCGCGCGGAGGTTGGCTGTCTAAGCGGCAGGCTACCTCGATGACCTACTCACGAACCCGCGGCGAGATCGCGCGCGGCGTCTTTATCCCGGAGGCTTGATGGCTCAGACAAAGCTCGGCTCTGCCGCTGAGGCTGGCGCGAACATCGCGGTAGGCTTCCTAATAAATTTTGGCGCCAATATGCTCATCCTGCCGCTGTTCGGCTTTCACTCACTGACCGCTTGGAAAAACTTCGAGATCGGATTACTCTACACCCTCATCTCACTCGCGCGCAGCTACGTGCTCCGCCGTTGGTTCAATGGGCTCAAATTTGGAAACTCAAAATGACACTTCCTACCGATCACGACGAGCGCAACGCCATCCCCGTGTGGGACGGCTTCATCGCCTACTTCCCCGACGTGCCGGCGGCTGTAGCCGAGGTGAGCTTGATCGGCAACAAGCAGCACAACATCGGTGCCAAGCTGTTCTGGAATCGCGAGGTGTCCACCGACCACGCCAACAAGGTATTCCGGCACATGCTGGACGACCTGCAGGGCACCTACATCGACACTGACGGCACGTACCACTTGGCTAAGGCGGTGTGGCGGCTGTGCGCGATGCTGCAGTTGCGCATTGAGGCTCACGAGGCTCCGAGGAAAGGGTTGCGGCCCCGCTGCCGGACTGAATCTCCGCCTACTGAAGGGGCTATGCCCAGTCCACCGCAGAACTGCGTTCACGGATACACGAAATGCGCGCGCTGCTCCTTTCCGTAGCCCTCCTGCTGGCGGGCTGCGCGCACCGGCACAACCCGGCGGAGTCATGGGATCAGGAGCGGCTTAAAGCTCACGACGATACGTGCCGCACGATGGTATACCGGGTGAACCCGGCCACGGGCGTACTGGAGCAGTGCCCGCCGTGGGCGAACTGACGGCCGAGGAGAAGAAGGCGCGGCACCGCGCGCAGATAAAGGCGTGGTGGGCGAGGAACGCCAAACGGGTTAACGCCCGGCGGCGCAGCGCGCGCTTGCAGCAACCCTACGGGATACCAGCGGAGTTCCGCCGGTGGATCACTTCATCAGCTGGCGCAGGATTTCCTGATTCTGCGCGCGAGATTCCTTGAACCCCGCTTCCATTTGATCTTCGAGCCGCTTGATGTCGGCCTGCACTACCCTGTCGTTCTCAAGCGCGCGGGTGCGTAGCTCTAGTGCCTCATGGCGCTCGGTGTCGGCCTTGTAGTGCCGATTGCCGAAGTAGGCCACCGCCATAGCGAGCGCTGCGGTCGGCCCGTGGTGCAGCCCTAACGCTTGCAGGAACTCCATCATGCGAGCGCCCCTGCAGGCGGCCGCGGGTTGACCTGCTGCGGTACCGCGGTAACGAGCACGAAGGCGCCCGATGCGATGCACTCCAGCATGCCGACGGCTGCCTGAGCCTTAGGAGCGTCCGCGAGGTCGCAGTGCACCTCGCGCAGCTGCTCCAGGATAAACGCGGCCAGCGTCTTCGGATCCATCAGGTGCACTGCAGGTCGGCGTTGACCGTGATGGTCAGCTTAGAGGCGGTGCTCGCGTAGCCCTGCAGAGTATCCGCCGGCTCAAGCGTGTAGTTCGCGTAGTCGTCGAAGTACCCGCCGTTGGCCGCGAGGCTCTGCGTCTTGTACAACTCCGTGCCCGCAGCGTCCGCGCCGATCGACAGCGTGAACGTGTACGCCGTGGTCGTCGGGTTGACGATATGGATGCGCTTGATGATGGCACGAATGCCGGTCGGCGCGGTGTAAAGGGTGCCGGCTGTGCCCGCAAGCTGCGTCGGGCCGACTACTCGTTTCATGGTCATAGTGAAGTTCCTCCAGGTTAAATCATATCAGGGATTGACTATAAAGGCACGGCAGCGTATGTGACCTGCCCGGGGAGCGGCGTCACTGGCGCAAAGCTCTGAGAAGGCGAGGGAATTACCGGCGTAGTCGGGTTAGACCACTCAAGTTGCGCGGCGACGATCGGCGGGCTTGGGGGTGCGAAGGTGTTTGCCATAGGTTACTGCCAGAGGAGCGCCATACCGTAAGTCGTGATGGAGTAAGTCTGAATTGTGAAGCTGCTAACTCCCAGCGGGGAGCCCGCGTTGATGTATGTCAACGATGTGGACCCTATCAGGGTAGCCGCCATAGTTGCTCCTAAGGCAAGCTCGGCCGCGATACACATGGCCGCCGCATTCGTGATCCCGTATAGCGCCGCAGACGAGGTGGACGCATACTGCCACAGCGGGAATACCTGACACGAGGAGCCTTCTAAAGTGCTCGTGAGGTTCCCGGGCATGAACGCCCAGCTCGTACTGGTGGAGTTATTGCCCAATGCCGTACTGGTGCTCAGCGTGTAGTTGATCTGGTTGACGTTCCCCTGCGAGGGGCTACCGGTTGTGGTGCCTGCCGGGACGGGGGTATAGACCATTGCGCCGGTGGCAGTCGGCGCACCGGTGCTGTCCACCGTGCGGTATAGCAGAAACCCGGCCAGCGCCTGGTTCGCCGTACCGCCACCGGCGGTCTTGAAGCCCATCCACAGGACCCCTTGCGTCGCGTTGTACATGTATCGCGAGACGTAGTTCGTCACTGTGCTGGAAATAACGCCCGCGCTCCAAATGGCCGTGCGCGCTATGCCGGTGCCGCTGATAGTGCCCGCGCCGTTGGTCGCCGTACCAACCGTAATCCACATGCCGATGACGGTGGACGGAGTAGCGCCAGCTCCGAACTCGAGCTTAATGAAGATGGGTGCGGTAGCCTGCAGCGTGTCGTTGAAGCGCAGGATGACGTAGCCCGCCGCGGTGCCTGCGCTCGGGATGGTCGTAGCCGCGTTGACGACCGGAGGCCCCATGCTGGAGGTGATCTGCCCGGTGTCCGTCGTCTGCGTCAGCCCGCAGTTCGTGATGAGGTTGGTCAGCACCTCCTGGATCCACGCGATGAAGGCGGCGTTGGACGCCATCGAGACGGTAGTATTGGTGCTTGCGGTGGTCATGGTTAGTCTCTTTAATTATCCCAAACCCTATAGCGGGTAGCAAATTAATGTAGCGCCGGCGATGCCCTTCGTACCGGCGTTCGTGAACGCGGTGCCGCCCGCGCCCTTGGCGAACTGGATGGTGCTGCTGCTCGCGGCGAAGATCGCCTGCCCGCTGCCGATCACGCCGTTATCTTCGACGTTGGCGGCCATGCCGTACGTGCAGCCGACGGCGGGCGTGATCGCGGCCGGTATGCCGGTCATGTTCATCGACACGGCGTTGCTGGTGCCGGTCACGGTGGGCAGGAGCATGAACACCAGCGCGCCGATGCGCCACCACTGCACGGTGCCCGTGACAGCGGTCGTGAAGCCCGTGAAGGTGCCCGTGAAGGAGCCGGTGTCTGGCGTCATGTCAACGAAGGCCGCAGCTATCGGGCCTAGCCCTTGTATTTTGCCGTCGCCGCGCACCGAGAAGTACGAGGTACCGGCCTGTGACTCCACCATGAGAGCGTAGTCGCTTGAGTTGGTACCGGCCTGCACTAGCTCGCCGAACGAGACGCCGGCGCCCGCGTTGCCTAGCACGTAAACCGCATAGGCGCTGGCCGGACCGTTGAACTCATTCGTTTGTGTGAAGACGTTAGGGCTGCCCTCGAGTGCTGCTATGGCGCGCGCGTCCGTGTAGCCGCTGGTGGAGAGGTCCCCGACGCGCTTGAGCGAGATCAGCACCGTGACGTTCGAGAAGACGCTCACGGAGTTAAGGTGGAACACCACGCAATCTCCCTTGGAGAATGCCGTAGTGGCGAAGCCTGCTAGGCTCGTGTCGCGGTACGTCTTGCCGCCAGAGATGGCCGGGTAGCTCGTGCCGCTGATGATAGAGTTCGAGACGCTAGGCGGGTATGAGCCGATCGGCACCTTCCAAATGTCGATCGAGCAGGAGCCGTTGCCGCCCTCGGTGAGGATAGTTATGTCCTGTAGCGTACAGTCTTCGGCAATGACGATGGGCACGTCCTGCACCGGGAACAGCACCGCTGTGCTATTGACCCATGCCGCGCCGCGCTGCTGTATGAGGGCCGAGGCGTTCTGGCCGGGTACCACGTCGCCGTCCATGCCCTGGTAGCCATCATCCCCGGGCGGCCCAGCGCCGCCGGGCTGCCCCTGCGCGCCGGTAGCCCCCGTGGCGCCCGCCGACCCCGTGGCACCGGTCGCGCCCTGAGGCCCCATTGGGCCGGGCACTGGGTCCCCGTCCTGGCCGGGCGCGCCCTCGTCCCCTGCCGGCCCAAGAGGCCCTGCAGGGCCCTGAGCGCCGGTTGCCCCAGTAGCTCCTGTAGAGCCCGTAGCGCCGGCCGCTCCCTGGGGGCCAGTCGGGCCCGGGACGGGATCGCCGTCGGCTCCTGGGGCTCCGTCCGCGCCCGGCAATCCGGCGGGACCCTGTGCACCGGGCGCTCCGGCGGCGCCGGCAGCGCCGGCTGGTCCAGGGGGGCCTTGGTCGCCATCCTGCCCAGAGGCACCGTCAGCGCCCTGGAACACCGGGAAGTTCGAGACGGTTTTGAAGTTGCCGGCCGAGTCGCGCACCACAATGCCGCTCGTGGCCAGGGCGGCGATAGAGGTCACGTTCGGCGGTATCTGCAGAATGCGCTGCCAGATTACGTTCGAGGCAAGGCTGGATACAGAGCCCACGCCGAGGAGCGTCGCCAGCTGGGTAAGGGAGGGTATGGAGCCGTCCGGCGCCTTGAGGTTGACGCCGATCTGCGCGCCGGCAGTGGCGCCGGACTCGATGACAACGGACTTGTTCAGGCCCCCGACTATGGGAACCCGGATCCTACTCGCCATTGTCGTCTGAGGCGCGCCGGGCGCCTCGCCGTAGTTTGCCTACGCGGCCCGGGGAGGGTGACAGTATCGCCGCTCCCGGCAGGTCCGCCTCAGTCTGTGGGCCGGTCGGGCCGATCGGGCGCCGGCCCGGCGCCGTCCCCTCGGGCGGCACGAGGTCGCCATTAGGGCCTTGCAGCGAGAGCTGGTCGCCGAGCGGGCCGCGCGCGGCCGGGCGCGCCGGGGTTTGCCCCTCGGGCGGCGCGAGGTCGTAGTTACCCCCGCCCGCCAGCGCGTCGCCGAGCAGATTACCCTGTCCTGTAGTGGGCAGACCACGCGGGTAAGGCCCCATGGGTATAGGGCCGCCGCCGCGCGCGCTGGCGGCAATCTGCGCCTGCGAGGGCATCGGCACGAAAGGCTTTATGGCGCCCTTGGCCAGGCTCGTCACTACGCCAGTCTTGGTGTGCGGAACGTCGCCCGCAAGAACCGTGCCAGGCAGGCGCACCGAGTTCGGGGCCTGCGCTGCGGCCTCAGCTATATCGTCCAGGCCGCCGGAGAGCGGGCGCCCCTGCGGGCCGTCGCGCAGCTGCTTGAGCTTTTGCGGGTCAACCACGCTGCCTTTGAGCGAGTCCTCGACGTCGCGAATCTTCGCGAACAGCTGGCGGGCTCCCTGATAGTCGTCCTGCATGTCGGGCGCCTTCGCCTTTACCTGCGCGCCAAGCTCATCCTCAAGCGCGTTGGCCGCGTCGTAGGCGCCCTTCGTGCGCAGGTAGCTTATGTCTTGAATGAGTCGCGGGCCGGAGTACGTGCCACTCTCCAGTCCGTCCGCCATGCGTCCCATCTGGGCGCGCACCTGAGCGGGCGCGGCCTGCGCGCTATTGTCGGTCGCCATGCTGCGCAGGGTGTCGACGGCTCCGGTGGCAGGTTTGTCGATCGTGCCCACTGCCGCGCCGACGCGGTCGTAAGCGGCGCCGGCCGGGAGGCGCGCCGCGGCGGTGTACCGCGGCGTGATGATGTCTGTGGGCGGCAGGCCAATCTCCTGCGCCGCGATGTTAGTTGACTTAATGACGTTGCGTTGCTGCCGCGCGGCGGTGTCCGCCGGCGTCTCGGTCATGCCCTGCCGGGTGCTGCCGGGGACTTCGCTCGCCGGCGTGGAGCTGGCGCGGGGGATGTCATTCGGGGCAATCTCGAAGCCGTTGCGCTGAACCTGCGCGATGGGGTGCTCTACGCCCGCGGTCGGCGCATTCGCGGCTCCCGCGGCGTCCACGGCGGCCTCCCCGCCACCGCCGGCTAGCGCCGCGCGGCCGAAGCGCCCCACGGCGCCGACTATGGGGGCTACGGTGCCGACCGCTCCCAGCGCCTCCGGGACACGCTCCTTGAGGGTATCCGCCAACGGGCCGGACGGCAACTTGTTGAGGGCGGCCTGCGTGCCCTGCCCGAGCTGCCGCTGCAACTCCTGGCCCGCCGCGGTGTGCGGCTGCAGGAACTGCAGGTCGCGGTGCGTGCCGGGGTCGGCACCGGTGAGCGCATCGTGCAGCGAGCTTACTCCGCCGGCGATGCCTGCCGGGATCTGCTCGGCGGCGCCAACGGTGGTAGCCAGCGGGCTCTGCGGCGCGGCCGTCGGCGTGACGACGTCGCCGCCGGGGTTGTGCGTCGTTACGGTAGTCGGAGGCGGCAGCGAGTCCAGCGGATTCGCTGCAGCTTTCGGAGGCGGCAGGTCGTCTAGCGGGCTGCTCATTGCGGCGTGATCTTGAAGCCGTTAGCCTGCACGTGCTGCGCGGCCTGCTGATCCGTAAGGCCGTGCTTCATAGCGTAGTCGTGGACCTGCTGAATCGTGACCTGCTGACCGCCCGAAGGCGGCGCAGCAGCCGCGGTGGGCGCGGCGGGCGGCGCCGGAGCAGCGCCGGGCTGCGGTGCGGCAGCGGCGGACGGCACCGGAGCAGCGCCGGCGGGACGCAGCCCTTTAACGGCAATGAGATCCTGCAAGGTGTGACCGCCTGCGCTGTTGGCTAGGTTCTGCACGTCCTCCACCGAGTAGGGGATGGACTGCTGCAAAGCGGCGATGTGCTGGCGCATCTCGGCTTTCTGAGTCTCAGGCACGCGCGGGTTTGAGAGCGCCGTAGAAAGGCCGGTCTCAAGGATCTGCCGCGTCTCGGCGAGCTTCATTAGCTTCGTGTTCTCCGTGTCCCCCGCACGCAGCATCGTGCCCTGCCCGATCTGGTCGCTGAAAGTGCCGGGCGCCACCATGCCGGCGCTCTCAACGCCTGCTAGGTTGCGCGCAAGGCCTGCATTCATGGTGTTGTACTGCTGCACCTCCTCCGGGCTGAGCGCATTGCGCAGTGAGTCGGTGGTAGCCTGCATCATGCTATGGCCCGGCGAGGAGCCCACGCCTAGCACGCCTGCATTAGTGCCCACAGGGGCGCGAGCTATGTTGGCTATGGCCTTGGAACCAAGAGAGGCGGAGTTAAGGAAGCGCGAGAATATCGACGCTTCGCGAGAGCCCATGCTGGCCGGGGCGTTGGGGTCCTTCCCCCCGCCGGTAATAGGGGTGAGTTCGCGCTGCCCGTTCTGGTCCATCTTCGGTGTGCCATCAGGGTTCGTAGCCCACTGGAAGTTGGCCGGAGCCTTAGGCAGGCCGTCAGGGCCGACCGCGGCGCCGACGTGCGGGTTATTGGCGGCCTCAGTGTTCTTGAGGTTGCCGCCAGCATTGGCGAGGTTAGTCTGCGCCTGTATGAGCCCCACCTTAGCGGGGATGAGAGCCTGACCCAGCGGGGTAGTCGTGACGCCCTGATCCGGATGCAGCGCGTTGGTAGCCGCCTCTCCGCCCGCGGTCGGGCTGATGATGCCATGCGAGGCCGGGTCAGCGGCTAGCAGCGCGCCGGCGCGCTGCTCGTCGGTAGCGCCGGTGTTCGCCACCGTTGAGAGGTTGCCCTGCTTCTGATTGCCAAGGCGCGCCTGCTGCAGCTGCTCAAGGGGGATGCCGGCCTGCCCAGCGCCCGCCATGCCGGCGGCCACCTTCGGGTCGTCGAACAGGTTGCTCATCGTCGCCGGCAGGTTGGCCAGCGCCTTGTTCTTCGCGAACTGCGCGTTGGCCTCAGCGATAGCGCGCTGAGTATTGGCGCCGAGCTGTTCGCCCTGCGCCTCCATGAGCCCCGATTTTGCGACGTCGCCGCCGGCGAGCGCGCTGCCGAGGTCCGAATAGCCGACGTCTGGGTTGATGATTGGCATTTCTAACTCTGCGTGTAGGAGCCTAGGGAGTCCAGCGGGTCAGAGCCCGCGTAGTTGGCGCCGGCAGCGGCTTGGGCGGACGCCTTACTGTAGCCCGCGTAGCTGCCGTAGCCCTTGGACGCTCCGCTCAGGGCTGCACCTGCGGCCAGCATCCACGGATTCGCGGCGATGGAGTTTACCTGCATCTGCGTGAGCTGGTTCTGCTGACTTGAGGCGTCATTGAGCTGGCCGAGCTGCGTAGCCGTGGCGCCTAGGCCCTGCTGCGTCTGCAGGTTCGTGAGCGCCGGGGCGCCGACCGCCGCGGCCGTCTTGGCCTGATTCGTGCCGAATTGCTGGTTAGCCTGCAGCGCCGACTGCACCCCTTCGGCGTACTTCTTGCTCGCGCCGGGCAGCGCGCCCTGCGTGCCCTGTACCGGGGCTGCGCGCTGAAGCGCCGCTTCGTACTGGTCCTGCAGCGACGACTGGTTCTTGTCGACGCTCTGCTGGTTTTGCTGGACCTGCTTGATGTTCTGCTGGACGTCATTCTCGCCCTGCTTCTGCAGGGCTTCCTGACGCTGAATGCCCTGCGCCGCAGCCTGGTCCTGCTTCTGCAGAGCCTGGTGGTTCGCGTAGGCTGCGGTGCCTGCGCCTGCTACGGTGAGACCCGCTGAAATGGCAATCGCTAGACCGGTCATGCAAGCTCCTTAACCCGCTGGTAGACCAAGCGGCCCAGCGCTAAAACGTCTTCCGCGGGCTCGAAAGCCGCGTCCTCGCACTCTTTGAAATCGCGGCTCATCATGGGGTGATAGCTGCGCGCGGTGTGGTCCGTAAGCGCGAGCGCAGCCACCTGTGAGCCCTGAGCCGTCAGAAACTCGAACGGCGCGTCGAGCTGCTCGGGGCCGCGCTCGGTGCGAAACACGACGCTCCCGGTGAGCCCCACGATGCGGTGCCCGCTGCGATGCGGGCGGCCAATAAACAACGTGCCGGCGGGGATGAAGATTTCCCGCACGTACTCCCCGTTCTCGAAACTCTCCGTCACCGGGCAGTCCTCGACAGCCATGTCCGTAACCGGCGCAAAGCGGTGCGCCAGGAAGGCTAGCTTCTCGCGCCACGTCATGTCGGTGCGTGCGAATACTTCGTTCATCCGCCGAGCCCAGACTTAGCGTAGGTGCTGCCCTTGAGCACGCCCGAACGCAGCGCTGCGGCCTGCTGCTCATTGGTGTACGCCGTGGTCGTGTCGCCGAATACCTGCCCGAGCCCTGCCGCGGCGTTCACGCTCTGCGCGTTGCCTATGTTGGCCTGCAGAGAGTCGGCGGTCATCTGGGCCGCGTTGCCAATGTCGGCGCCCGACTGCGCCAGTGAGATCATCTGCTGCTTCGTGGCCTGATCGTTCGCCTCAAGCTTCGCGACGTTAGACTGCACCTGCTGCTGGGCGTTGACGGTGCCCTCGGCTTCTTCCTGCCCGAGGAGCGCGCCGGCGTCCACCGAGGCGGAGCCGCCGGCTAGGCCGTTGCGGGCGGTGGCGAACTTCGAGTTGCGGGTAGCGATAGCCTGCTGTCGGTTCAGCTCCGTCTGATACTGCGTCTGCAGCGCGTTCTGATAGTTGCTGTATTCCTGCGAGCGATTGCCGAACGCGGAGTTGATCTGCGATACGTTATTGCTGATCGACGCCTGCGTCGCGGCCTGCTGCGCATTGGCAGCATTTTGGGCAGCGCTGGGGTTACCACCACACATCAAGCACCTCGCAGACGGACAAACAGGGCGGCATCGCTGCCGTCCGAACAATACTTCGCGAGGGTGGCTTCTTGTTTTAGGCCGAGCGCAGGATACCACGCCTTCGCCTGCTCATGCGAATCAAGGCAGATCGTCTCAATTCTGTGCGCTTTCTGCAGCTGTACGCCTATTCCGACCTCGGTGTAGGTCGTCAGCTCAGAGCCGTAATTGCGCCACGCCTCGTCGGTGGCCAGCATCCATGTGCGCAGCACGCCCGGACGCTGCGGGATGAAGCCTGCGACCACGAGCGCGCGGCCCGGGTCCTTGGCGGCCACGAGCGCGACGTTGGCCGTGCTGTATTGCGCCAGCTGGCATACGAAGCGCTCATCCACCGGGGGTCCGTTGAGCAGTTCGAAGTGCTTAAGCTCGTTCTGACCGCGCACGGTGGCGCACATAGCGGCGGCCACGCCGAGAATGTCGAGCAGGCTGGCGGGGCGGACGAAAGACAGGGGTGAGTTCATGATTGTGGTGTTCCTACGAGGTAGAGTGCGGCCATTTCCCACTCCCATGACTGTCCCGCGTCCCACGTCAGCCTAAGCTGGAAGGACGGAGCGGTCATGGGTAACGGGATCATCCCGAGGCTCGGGAGCGTGTCACCATCGAACGCGAATGGCGTCGTGGCGGCATCGAAGTTAGTCTGATCGTAGCCTATAGAGATTTCGCCGGTGCCGTCGCACACGATGTTCACCCCTTCGAGGTCCTTGTCGACGCCGGGGGTGCCGAGGTCGAGGTATGGCCACGTGACCTCGCCAGTAAAGGGGACTGAATTACCGGACCCACCGGGGTTACTCGCATCGGTGATGTCATCGAATAGCGCGTCGGGGCTAACCTCCCAGACGAGGTCGCCGGAGCGTAGGTAGAGGACTCCGTCGTCTACGGTCCAGTAGTCGATGTCGCTCGGGAACTCATAGACACTCCACGAATTCGCGTTGCCTGAGCCGTTGTTGGTCTGCACGTACACTAAGGCGCCGAAGCAAAGCCAGTACTGACCGGTGCCGGGGTAGAACAGACCGCGCGGCGGCAGCGAGCCCGCGCCTTCAATTGAAGCGATCACCAGCGGGTCGAGGTTCTTGCCGAACTGTCCCGCCTGCACGTTACCGGACGCGCCGCTGATGCCGAGCGAGCGGATGCCCTGCGGGGTGAGGAACACGAGGTCGTTCTGCACGGGGCTTACGGACTTCGGGTATTCGCACCCGACCGGCTGCGCGTCGAGCAGCGCCATATTCGCCGGGTCCGGGTCGATCTGCCACATCTGGTAGCCGAGCGAGTTGAACGCCACGAGGTTAGAGCGGTACAGGCCGAGCGCGGCGCAGGGCTCCGAGCCGTAGGTCTGTAAGCCGAAGGGTAGGTAGCCAGCGTCGAACTGCGAGGTCCAGTCGAGGCAGTTCGTGGTGGCGCAGAAGGCTATGGTGTCATCGTCCGCAGCGTAGACTTTGCTCTGCGCTATGGCCACCACCTGAGAGTTATGCGGGCAGTTCGTGTCCTGAATGAGGCCGTCATCGGCGATCCACACTATAGCGTGATCGGTGCCTACGGCGTCGACCACCGAGCCGCCGATCTGCAGCGGCCACGTGGGCTCCGTATCACCTGACTCCAGGATCGGGTTCGCCTGCCAGATAATGCGGCTCGCGAACTCCGCGTCCCACGTAACGCCCCCGTCGGTCACTGTCTCGCCAGACTCTAGCGGCCACGCGGGCTCCGTGGCCGCGCTGGTCGCCGCCGCCGCCTGCGTCGCGACGAACACGAGGCCGGTCGGAATTCCTTGGAAGGTGTAGTCCCATACGTAGTCGTCCGCCCAGAAGGCGCCTCCGGTAGCGTTGACGCGGAAAGCTATGCCTGCCACAGCGTAGGCGGCGCCGGAGGGGGCGATGCCGACGCCGGAACTCTGGAGCCACGAGCCGAAGGGAGCTGAGCCGCCGACGAAGCCCGGCGGAGTGCCGTTGGGCGGGCCGCCGCCCAGCGCGCCGGGGTAGTCGGTAGCCGGCGTGTAACTGATGATGTCCTTGCTGGCATTGAGCCAGTAGATTCGCGCGCCACCGTCGGCGACGCCCGCCACGCCGTTAAGGCCGACGTTCGTGCGGTAGACGTAGCAGGAGAAGTTGATGCGCTTGCCGGGCTCTACCGGAGCCTGATAATCGTTCATGAGCGTAACTAGGCCAGAGCTGCGTAGCTCGGTGCCGACCGCGGTGCGCAGCACCACGCTTTGCGAGCCGTCGAACACCTGATCGGTCGCGGTCGTTATAGTACCGGTCGTGCCGGACTCCTCGGTCTGCGTCCAGTGCGTGAGGCCGTCCTCAAAGGAGTTATTGTGCGGCTGCTCCTGCGTGACGATGCTGTTAGACCGCGGGACGACGAAGTCCCCGGGGTTGTACAGCGTACTGGGCGCCCACTTTGGGATGGTCATGCTATATCCCAGCGTAGGGGTTGATGTACTTAGTGCCAGTGGCCGGCGCGGGCTGCGTCTGTGAGGCGGGGGCCGCCGCGGTCACGTCATTGTTCGCCGTCTCGGAGTCCTCGGCCACCGTGGCGTCGGTAGTCGTCGGCCACGTGGGCTCGACGGTGCCGGTTATCGGGTTCGCCCCGTCCGTCTCGATCGCCACGAAGTAATAGCCGTTCGCCACCGTGGGCTCAACCTGATCGTCCACCGCGTGCAGCGTCTGCGGAGTCCATGCCGGGTTCGGCGCGCTGATGCGCGCGGCGCGGTAGGTGAAGCCGTTCGGCACGGTAGGTGAGACGAGGTTGCCGATCTGGTATACCGTGTCTGGCGCCCAGGTGCCCACCGTCTGCAGCCAATAGTGATAAGTCGAGCCCCACAGCGCTTCGGTGGCGCTGTCGACGTCGAACTCCGCCACCACGTACAGGAAGCCCATGAAGGGGGCCGCGAAGTGGATGTCCTTCAGCGGGATCGGAACGATGTCGCCGCCGCCGCCGAACTGCAACGTAACAGTGCTGCCTGAGAAGTCGGGCAGGTCGGAGCCAACGCTCCAGCCGAACACACTGTAGCTGCCGCCGAGGTCCAAATTATTCAGCAGAGCGGACGCCTGTATTGATACCGTGTTCGTGCCGCCGCCTTGCTTAGGGTATGTGAAGGTGCGCGGCTCGCTGTAGTCGTAGGTGCTGGCCAGCACCAGGTAGAGCGTGTTCGGGTCGCTGGAGGACGACGGGTTGGTGTAGGCTACGGCCTGGATAGCCGCGCCGCCGAGTGTCGTGCCGCTGATCGAGCCGACGTTGCTCGCCGGCTCCGCCGAAAGTACCTGCTTGATGGCGTAGCCGGGCAAGCCGGCTAGCTGGCCGGCCAAGTCGTTGAGCCCAAGCTGGTTATGCGACGTCGCGAAGCTCGCAGGCGTCATGAAATATAGCGTCTGCGAATTCGGATCGGTGGTCGTTGCCGCCGGATGGTTAAGCACGTGCAGCGTGAAGCCCGGCGGTATCGTGCCCGCCTGGTGGCTGAAAATGTGGAATGAGTCCTTGTACGCCACGAGACCCTTCGAGACCCCGGCGATGCCGTAATCGGCGAGGTTAGCCGTGCGGAACGTGCCGTTGCGCACCTTGACGGTCTGCGCGGCCGTGACGTAGCCGTTCGTGAGCTGGTAGAGCGAGTTCTTGAGCGCCGCGCCTTTGACGCGCAGCCGCGTCATGCCGCCCCCTGCCACGGTCAGTGATACGGGCGGGGCGGCCATTACGCCTGATCCATTCCGAGCGGCAGGAAGCGCGGGGGTACAGCGGGGTTGCGCATGTCAGACTTCGGAATGTACCGCGCCGTGCCGTGCCGGCCGGCCACGATGGCGCCGAAGTAGGTCGTCGCCTGATTCAGAAGGGAACTTGCGTCCGGCTGGCCGCGCGCGGCCTTCGCGTTGCCGGTCGCCAGGAGTAGCACTAGCTCGGCGTCGAACGTCGTGACGTCATCGTCGTTCGCGAACGGGCGCAGGCCGAACTGGCCTTTGACCCATAGCGTGTAGGCGGCCTGCGGGGCGGGGAAAACCTCGATGCAGGAGCGAATCTCGTAACGTGCCGGCCAACCGAAGTTGATGTTGGCGCGCGTGTAGTACTCGGGCGGGATGCCTTCTATGAGGTTGTACCACGCCTTGTTCAGGTCCTCGAAGCCGACCCATGAAATCTTCATGGGGTTCAGAAGCAGGTCGCAGCCGCCCTCGGACGCCGACAGGCCGTAGTAGCGCTGTCCGGGCACCATCGTCCACTTGAAGAAGCGTTCGCAGTTGCTGGCGCGGAACTTAAGGTCTAGCTGCAGCTGCGCGTCGATCAGGTATTCGTTGATGAGCGCCGTGATGCCGGTAGGCAGGTTGTCCGCCTGCGAGGCGTACCCTAAGCGAATCGCCACGCGGCGGCGCAGGTTCGCTAGCGTGTCGATCTTGAACTGCTGGCCGAGCTGCGAAATGTTGCCCGAGGAGTCGGTGTAGAGGAGCCCCGTCTCGCAATCGCAGTTGAAGTCGTCGGTCAGGTCCTCCAGCGTGATCTGCACGACCTGCGAGGTGGTGCCGAAGGCGCTCGCCGGCAGCTGCCACTGCCAAGTCGAGTAATTGGCTACCGTGACGCCGGAATCGAACGTCGCGTCATCGGTGAACAGCTGGTACTCGGTGTCAGCGATCTGGAAGGTTATGTTATCAAGGAAATCTTGGTTCGGCGCCTGGGCCGAGGCGATCATGAGCACGAACCAGAAATTCCCGCTCGCGTCCTGCGACTCCAGCAGCGAGCAGATCGTGGCGCCGTCAAAGCTCGGTGCGGTGGGTACGATCGAGCCGAGCGACGTAAGTCCTGAGCCGAGCGCGTAGCCGTTCGTGCTGACAGCGGCCGGGATGACGGGGCTGCTGGTCCGGTAGGCGGACGTTACCGTGACTACCCCGGGGTTACCCAGGTTGCTCACTTGCCCGCCAGAGTGTCACCGAGGCCGAGCTTGGCGCGGGCCTTCGACTTGATTTCCGCCTCTTTCGAGGCCGAGATATTGCCGGCGTTGAATGAGCGCGTGGCGCCGCCAATGGCCAAGCGGGCGTGTTTTGGACCCCCTATCGGGAAGCCCTGCGCGCCCTTGGGGCCGCCGCCAACCGGGTCTGTACGAGCCATCGCGCCTCCTAAAAGGCCCCGGAGGTTGCCCTCCGGGGAATTACTCACTCACCCTCGAAACTTAAGCGGCGTCGCCCATCAGGTCGGCGGTAGCGTCGGCCTCCACGGTGGCGGCCTTGATGGCTTCCGCGAGGCGGGCGTGGCCGATGCCGTGCTGCCCGTAGACAGCCTCGACGTAGGGCAGGCCCTTGCTGCCGTCCTCGTTCTCGCTACGGCCGTAGCGGTTATTGAGGCGCATGAACTCGTCCTCTACTTCCGGCGCGTCGCGCGTCACGAGGAATTCGCCGTTCACCTTCACGGACTCAAACACGGCTTCCAGGATGGGCAGCTCCCATGCGGCGACCGTCTCCGGGATATGCAGCGCGGCATCGCGCACGAGCAGAACGTCGACAAACTTCAGCTGGGTCATAAATCTCTCCGAGGGTTATTGTGTGAGAGGAAACCCGGCGGGCCGTAGCCCGCCGGGGTTGTTATCGAATCGACTTACTCCTGGACCAGGTTGCAATCCACGGTGCCGGCGCCGCCGGTGGCGGTCCCCTTCACCTTGATCTTGCAGGCCTGACCGAGGTTATTCACCACGAAGTACTTCGCGGTGCCGCCGAAAGCGGCCGTGTCGGGCAGATTCACAGTGATGGCGTTGCCGTTGATGTCGGTGGCCACCGCGAAGGTGGTTCCGTCCATCGCGGTCATCAGCGACACCGAGCCGGCGCCGTGCGCGGCCGCGTTGAAGCTGAATTCCACCAGGGCGGAGGCGCCCGGGGCGAACGGGGCGACTACCGGCTCCGCGGTCAGGTCGACCGTGGTGCTGACAGCGCTGGTCGCCGTTGCCGGGATCGCCTTGCCAGTCGAGATATTTTTCACGTACATGTCAGTTGCTCCTGTTTGGCTTGGCGATTAGGTCGTGGACGTCAGAACGGCGTGCGCATTGCGCTTGCCGGTCGTGAGCGCGGCCTTGGCGGTCAGGCCGAAGTAGTGCACGTAACGGTCGTACACACGGGGCGGCTTGCGGCTCACCATCCACTGGCCTTCGATCGGGCGCAGCTGAATGTACTTCGTGTTCAGGAAGTAGCAGCGGTCGACCCACTTGTTCGTCGGCGCGTCGAGAGTATCGAGCGTCGAGAAGTAGGGGTCCCAGGTCAGCGGCACACCCTTGAAGTAGAGGCCCGTGCTGTCGGCCGAACCGACGCCCGCGTCGAGAGTCGACGCGTTCTTGTTGCCCGAGCTTCCGCCGACGATCACCTGACGGGTGACGCCTGAGCCCTGAACGGACGCTGCGGCACGGTACGCGTCGAGGAAAGTCTCACCGACGAGGATGAAGTCAGGAGCCGAGCCACCGACGCGGATACACGCGCGCCATGCAGCTTCCATTTCCTGAATCAGCACCGAGGCAGAAGACGTCCAGACGTGCTGGTAGTTGCGCCAGTAGGCGTTGGCCGTCTGGGAGGCGTCGATACCGCCCACGATGCCGGTGGTCGGGGTCGTGCTCACCAGCGCGTCGAGGCCGGCGATGTCGGTAGTGCTGGCCGAGCCGTTGCGGTGCAGCATCTTGTCGAAGTTCTCGATGAAGCCCAGCTTCAGGGCCTTCATGTTCTCTTCGAGCAGGTTAGTAAGCTGGATCTTCTCGGCGGCGGTCGGGGTGGCCGAGCGGTCGTCAGTCATGACGATGCCGTTCTGTACCAGCTCGTCCTCGTTCAGGCCGAAACCGTCGTGGAAGGCGCCCCAGACGTACTTGGCCTGCTGCAGGGTGCGCTTACGGTTGTAAGTGACCTGCGAGTCGCCGAAGTAGGACTGGAAGTTGCTGTCGTTCTGGTAGCGGAGCTGCTCCACTACGTACTGCAGCGCGCCGCCGTAAGACTTCTTACCGGCAACGAGCTTTGAGTAAAGGGGATGGGCGACGTTGTACGAGTCGATCGGGTCGTTCTTCAAGTAGAAATCAATGGCTGCACGGGCCCCGTACGTCAGGGCTTCGGTGGTAAAAGGCATGTTAGGATCCTCATGTGATGAATGGTTCGAAACCACTTTGCACATGAGGCGGCGGCCTCAGCCTTAAGCCTGATCCCCAGGCCGGCGCAAGTTGATGCGCCGTGGGCGGTAACGCGCTGCCCTACCACACCTAGAAGCTCGTCTGGGCCCCGTCTCACCCTAGTCGATCAGGTAACGCCTTGTGGCAGGCGTCTGCGCGAGAAGCTACTGCAAAAAGCGTGCCAGCGTCAACTGCTTGACCGCTTGGCGCCACAAACGTATAGTTTGCGGGTGGAAACCTACGACACTGGCCGCCCCTGCCGAAATGGGCATGTCTCCCCGCGATCATCCGCTACAGGAACCTGCTTGGCATGTCAAGCAGAAGCTGCGCGCCGCTGGCGGCTTAAAGATCCGGCACGGTACGCGCGCGCCAAGACGCGCACCGTAGAGGAGCGCCGCGCGCGCGCCGCGGCCAACAATGAGTACAACGAGAAGGCTAAGCTGCGCATGCGTGAGTACTATCGCAAGAAGCTCGGCATACCGCCGGCCTCCCGCCCGGAGCCCGCAAACTGCGAGTGCTGCGGGCGCGTCATGTTGCCCGGGCGACGCACTCACCTTGATCACTGCCACACGACCGGCATTTTTCGCGGTTGGCTCTGCAATCGTTGCAACATGGGGCTTGGGAATCTCGGCGACAGCGTTGAGGGTGTCGAGAAGGCGCTCGCGTACCTACGGCGCGCCTACAAGCTCTAGCCAGCCAAGATCCACGTACTGCGCGGCCTCAGTCTTGCTCAGGGGCACCAATTCGCCGATCTGGAGACGGTCTCCGCTCGTCAGGGGGAAGTCGCGCACGCACCGGTACACCTGGGTACCGGCTTTCTCGATTCGGCGCCGGTAATCGACCATTTTCGGTACCAGGAACGTCTCGGCGGGATTGTAGGTCGGGAATTTCGACGTCAGGGGGCCTGAAACCGGTCGAACGGGGTAATCTCCGGTCCAAGAGCGCAATTCGTTGACCCGGACTTGCGCCAGGTGGTCAGGACCGCGCGTTGTAGGCCGCGGAAGGCGCTTTTCGAGGTCTGGATCGTGATAATAGTTGCGGCCGACGAAAAAGAGGTCCACTCCGGTCACTACGACCGGCCAGCAGCCTAGCAGGCACGCCACCGCGATTGCAGTGAGCCCGGAGTTCATGCCGAGCTTCCAATCCGGCAGACGGTAGTCGGCCCACGAGTACGAATTGATGATTTTGCGGTCGAACTGCCGCAAATACTCCTCCATGTACACGTGTCGCGCGCAGTGCATCTTGTCGACGTTCACCAGGAAGTCGACTTTGTAGTGCCCTTGATAGAGTCCGTGCTCATTGGCGCTGATAACGACCGCTGGCTTGAATTCCTGACCGTCCAGCACGGGCAAATCGAAGCGCGCCGACGGGCCGCCACCGATTACGAGCGCCGGCTTACCGAAATACGTGCTCAGTATTTTCGTAATAGGCTCGGACACACTTTCCTCGCTCTCAACTTACGTGAGCGAAGCTCGGCGAGCAGCGCCTGCGCGGGAGCCACGCGAAACGCCACGAGGAGGTAGCAGTAAATACCGAGCCATGACGGGCCATGGTCCTGCAAGTGCGGCCCGTGTACGCGATCACAGATATAGTGCGCCGCTTCGTGCAGCGCCACGGCGGGGTTCTTGTGCCGATGCTTGAAGCATATAAGTGAGCCGTCGTCCATCGTGAACGTCGGCCCACTCGTATCGTGCTGACGTACTGGCGGCGGCCTTAGCTTGAAGCGCCAGCAGGCCCGGCGGACCCACTCTCGGACTTCGGGGAGTGTGAGGGTTTCGCGGTTCCAATCATGGAACGAATTTTCGAGAGCGTAGACCGCTTTGCAATGCGGATCGCGGTCACGATTCTGCTTCTTCGTTCTTGGCACCGCACACACCCCTTCACGCCATGTTGTCCCAGGCTTGCTCCATCGCTTCGAGTGCCGATTTCGGCTGTGCTTTAGCGTTGCCCGCGGCAGCCGGCGACACCGGGCGAATCGGTACGTTCTTTTTCACGAACTGCCCCGTCTGCGGGTCGCGCACCATGCCGTCCGGGGGCGTCGCGGCGGCCGCCGGCGCTGCCGGGGGTAGCTTTATCTTAGCGTAGGCCGCCTCGAACGCCGCCTTCCAGTTGCGCGGCGGCATGTGCTGGAACGCCTCACGCAGCGGGGCGACGAGCGCGTCGAACTTGCGCTGGTAGTCCGGGTCCGACGCCTTGAGTTTGCTGCCAAGTTCGTTCAGCGCCGTGATGGCGCCGTCTTTCTCGGCCTTCGCGGCGACCTCGGTCTGCTCGGTCTGCGAGCGCTGCTGCTCGAATGCCTGCGTGCGGGCCTGCGCGGTGCGCGCGCGGGCGATCTCGTTAGCGTGCTGCTGAGTGATCTGCCCGTAGCGCACCGCCTCCTGAAGGTCCTTGTGCTGCGCCAGGAAGTCGATGCCCGGCACGTCGCGCCCGAGACGCAGCGCTACGTCCTCCATGTTCCGCTGCAGGATGCCGAGGCACTTCTCGAGCTGCGCAGGGTCCTTCGAGTGGAACGCCTCGAGGTACTGTATCGTCGTCGCGAATTCCTCGGCGCTCGTCCCCGTGCGCTGTATCGCGTTGATGATATTTCCCTGCGTCACCAGCGCTTCGTCGCGCTCCTTGACGTACCCTACGAGCGAGCGTATACGTTCCTGAGCGCGCTCGGACAGCTCCTTGGGGATGGGGTCATTGATATGGTCGGGGTCTACTTTTTCATCTTTCTTTTCGTCTTTCTGTTCCCCCTCCTTCGCCGCATCCTTATCGCCGTCTTTCTTCTCGTCCTTGCCATCGGGCTTGGCTGCGGTACCCTCTGGCTTGCCGGCGAGCTTATCGGCCGCTTTCTGCTGCTCCTCTTTCGTGCGCGCGGGGACGGCGTCTAGCCCGGCCTCAATCGCCTCTGCGATTGACTTCGGCGCGCCGTCTTCGACGACCGGCGCAGGTGCGTCTGCGACCGGTGCGTCGACTACGGGCGGATCTACGGCTGCGTCAGCAACGACGACTTCTTCGTTCTCGGCCATTTTCGGTCCTTACTTTTTCGAGGGTGGCGCCGGGGGTTTGTGCACCGGCGGTGTCTTCATGTGAAGCGGAGGCATCGGGATATTCGTTCCCGGTACGGTAGGGGGTACGTGACCGGCTAGCCCAGGAGGCATTGGCATAGCCGGGGGTAGCGTGGTTCCGGGGGGAGCGCCGGGCGGTGCGCCCGGAGGCGCGCCCGGAGGCGCGCCGGGCAGCCCGGGAGCGCCCGGCGGATGCATGCCCGGCGGCGGCATAGGCGGATGCTCGATGTTCTCGGCCATCATGACCGACTGCACGTCCTGCGGCGGCAACTGGCCCATGAGCTGAATCTGTACGCGCGTCTGCGGCGGGGGCTGCGGCGGCGGCGGGGGCGGCGGCGGCGCGCCGACCGGAATGAAGTCGTCGAGGTCCAAGCGATCGTCGACACGGTGCAGCGTCTCGCGCAGCACGTTGATATACGCCTTGGCAAGCTCCGGGTCGAGCAACTGCTCGACGCGAATCTGCTTGAGGCTGTTCTCCAGGAGCGGCAGAATCTGCGCCCATGCGGCCTTGTCGGCGGCGAAGTTCGGCTTGCCGGTGGTGCCTGCGTCGATCTGCACCTCGGTCATCGTGAGGACATCCTCAACGTCGATACCCGGGGAGCCGGTCTGCGGGTTCGGACCGAGCCAGAAAGCGTTCTGACCGCACACGCGCTGTACCCACTGCACGGAGCACTCCTGCGAGGCGACTTCCGCGGTGTACTGGGCCAGGTCGGTGAGCATCTCTTCCAGCGAGTCGCGGTCCGCACCGGTGCGCGACTGGAACCCCTGCTGCTGAATCTGCGCTTCGGTGGCCGTCTTAGGCTGCACGCCGCCACTGGACGCCGCCTGCTGCAGGGCCTCCTGCACGCCGGACAGCGCCTCCATGTCGGAGCGTATGGCGCTCGTATCGTAGAGCTGCGGGTTGTAGGAGCCGACGGGCTTCGCGATGAACACGTTGGCCAGCGGCTGATCGGCGACGGTGCGCACGCCTACCAGCTCCTGCTGGTTCGCGTCCTGAATCTTCTTCGCGTCCTCCGGGTCGACCGCGGCGGAGTTGAAGATGACGCCCGTGATACTGCGCTCGCGCGTGAGGCGCTGATTGCTGCGGCACGAGGCGTATTCGTCCTGCAACTTACGCAGGCGCCAAGGCAGCGACTGCGGATGACGCTTGCCGTCCACCGGGTAGAAGGCGAGGTAGAAGAACGAGTAGAACCGGGTCGACGCCTGCGGCGGCGAGTAGGGCTGCACGGCCCAGTGCTTCACGCCGTCGACCATCGTCTTGATATCGAGGTCGCGGCGGTCCCAGAATTCGATGATCTTAGCGAACGCCTGCGGCTTCGTGATGCCGCCCTCGTTGGTCGACGGGTTGTCGGGCGAATTCTTAGAGAACGTGGTGTCCTCCGTCTTATCGCCTAGCTGGCTCTGCTCCGCGGCGCCGAGCGCCTGCGGGTTCGACTGGTAGTAGGTCTCCGCCGCCTCGACGTCTTCCTCGGTGAAGTCCGGGAAGCGGGTGCGCAGCGTGTCCTTCGGAACGTAGATCGCTACCGCGATCCAGTCGGCCTCCTTGTAGTCGGCCATGTCCGCGATGTTGAGCGCTACCTGCACGTCCTCGGCGCGGCAAGCGTCCACCATGAGGCCGTAGCGCTGCTTCTTTACGAGCTTCGCCTGCGCGCCTTCGATCTTGTTGTGCAGCTCCATGAGCAGCACGTCCTGATCTTCGCTCGACTCGCCCTCGGCGAGTTCCTTCTTCGCCGCCTCTATGGCCGCGACCTGATCCTGCAGGGTGTTGAGCGAGGCTTCGAGCTGCGGCGCCGGAACCTTCTGCGTCAGCATCGTGGCCTTGAGCCAGCCGGGGCCGACGGTAAGGGCCGAGCGTACGCACTTCTTGCCGGACTTCTTCAGGTTGCCGTCGCGCCAGAGCTTGTCGATCACAAGCTCCATGGTCTCCGCGAAGTTCGTCGAGTTCTGGTTCGGCTGCTCGCCTACCTGAGCCGCTGGCCGTACCCCGGGGTCAGGATTCTGCGCATAGAGGAAGCTGACAAGGATGTCAATAAAGGACCCGATGAGGTTGGCGTCAGACGCCCAGTCAGGGTTAGCCAGGCCCGCAGCGTACTTGCGATCACGCGCGTACTGAAGCCGGGCGGCTTTGTCAAACGCCTGGGCCGACGTGTACTCCTGCATCGTTTTCTTTACAAGTTCAAGCTCCGCATCGGACGGGCCGTCTTCCTCCGTCGGCGGGTTCGACGCCGCGTCCGTGCCGACCTGCGCCGCCTGGCGCTCGGGGGTTGCATCGTCGCCCATCAGGTCGGAGACATCGTTATCCATCACGCCTTCTTACTCGTCACTACCTTGGTCGCAGGCTGGTGCTGCGGCGGGTTGATATGCGGGGGTGGGCTCTTGCTCGGAGTGCCGACCATCATGCGGGAGGAGACTTTCTTCGTCGCGCTCGCCGGCGTCTGACTCTGCGCGTCTGCTGGCCCTTGGGTCGGTACGCCCGGACGCGGGTGATTCGGCACGTCGATAGGGGTGACGGGCACCGTTACGGGAATGGCAGGGATAAAAACCTTCTCGTTCACTCGTCGGCGCCTTGCGCAGGCGCGGAAGCGATGCCTTCCTCCAGCGCGGACTGTGCGCCGTTCCCTTTGCGCTTCTTCGCGGCCATGCGCTGCATCTGGATGTGGACGCGCTTTTCCGACTTCCCGTTCTCGGAATCCGTCTGGTCGACCCCCACCACGTGCCCCTCGGCCGCGGTGTCGAACACGTCGCCGACTTTAACGTCACCGAGGCCGAGCTTGGAGGCGTCCTCGTTGTTGAGCGTTATTCTGTGATCTGTGCTATAGGGGCTAGGAATCTCCTTACCGACCGTCTTCGGGGACACGGACTCCTTGAGCGGAGCCCGCGCCATGTCGAACAGCTGCGGATCAGCCACGGTCTTAGACCTTGGCTTTGACGGAGGCGACCTGCTTCGCGATGAAGGCGTAGACCTTCGGCACGACCACGGTCACGACGCCGCCGGCTACGAAAGCGAGAATGGTTACAATCATGGAGGTCTCCTGCAAGAAGTATGCCGATCCGGGCGGAGCCTACGCGACCCCGCCCGGGATGTCAAAAGAGGGCCTTGATCCACGCCCAGACGGCGGCTAACCAAGCGCCTAGGCGACCGAAAAAGACGTCGGCGCGCTCGGCAGCGGCAGCGGGATTGAGAAGCCGATCTCGGGGCTATTCGGCCCGGTACCGGTCGCGTTCGTCGCGTTCGCCACAGCGTAGTACGTGCCGCCGTCCTGGAATGTCGGAACGGGGCTCAGCTTCGCCACCGGAATCGTCGCGGTGCCAGTCGAGTCCTCGGTAGTGACGTCGGCCGCGTCCACGGTGCAGCTGACCGGGTACGGGCCGCCGGAAACGGTGCCGATGAGCACGTTCAGCTTCGTGACGTTCTCGACGCCCGCGGTCGGGTCGACGATGGTGAAGCTCTGGGGCTGCGCCTTCAGGGCGGTAATTGCAGTAGTCATCGGTACCTCAGGGGTTGCTTGATCTTACTCTCGTCATATTCGACCCACTCAACTGAGTAGGGGCGGATGCCGGGCTTGCGCTCCGGCGGCGCCTGCGGCGCATCTAGAATTTGGTCTACCACACGGCCGAGCAAACCTAACACGTCCGCCTTGTCGTCGTGCTTTCCGGCGGGCATCGACTCGACCTGCGTGAGCGCCTGCTCCGCCCAAACCTTATCCTTGCCCGCCGCGGGAAAGTGCACGATACCCGTATTCGCCATCGCGATAAAGCCCTGCACCTTCGAAACCTTGTCGGCATTCGAAGACTGAGGCCGGACGTCGAGGTAGATGCGTTTCTCACGCATGGCCTTGTTCAGCGCCGGCCCCACAGAGTTGTGGATCACCCCCTTTTCGTCGAACCACGTGCGCACGCCGTTGCGCTGCGCCATGGCGAGCAGTGATTCTATACCCTTATCAGGCGTAACCTGTCCACTCCAGGAGTCGAGCAGCCACGCCTCGCCGTCAGAGTCAATACCGAAAACTGCGTGCTCCGTCCAGTCCGCGCTCGCCTTCTCCGTGACCGCGAAGTCCGAAAACCCGGCCACGCGCAGGAGCTTACGCGACGGGAAGTCCTTCGACTTGTCCCAGTGAATCTTGCTGCGGTCTAGGCTCGTATTGCCCTGCGGCGTCGGGCGCTGCTGGTAGAGAGACGACCACGTGCGCTGCGCCGCGCGCGACTGGCCGTTCTCGAACATTTGCCAGTGCTCTACGGGGAAGTAGTCCGTCCAGAGGTACTCACCTATCTGCCTGCCGAGCGGATCGTCCATGTGCTCGCACTTCGCCGGCACGTTCATGACGTCCCAGTACAGGCCGTCTCGGCACAGCACCATGCCCGACTGCCCGGCGTAGTCCTCGGGCAGGATAGAGCCTGCGAGGTCGTTCTCGCTCCACCTGGTCTGTATCAGCACGCCCCAGGCGCCGGGCAGCGAGCGCGTGAGCAGCGAGTCCTGATACTCCTCGATCGTTTTCTGCTGAATGAGCGGCGAGTCCGCGTCCTCGCGGCCCTTCACCGGGTCGTCCACTATCCAGCCCGTCGCGCGGTTCGAGGTGATGCCTGCGAGAAGTCCCGCGGCTATCAGCTCCGACTCGTTGCTGAGCGCCCAGTCGCCGGCGGCGTCGCGCGTTACGCTGAGCGGGGCGTCCCAGATGTTCGTGAACTCAGACGACTTGCATATACTCTGCGCGCGGCGCGACTGACGCTCTGCCGTAGGCGTCGAGTATGAGGTCATGATGATGCGCGATTTCGGCACCCGCCCCATGACCCAGGTGGGCAGCACCACGGAAGTGTACGACGACTTCGCGCTCCCCGGCGGCATCAGCAGCATGGCCCTGCCCATCGGGCGCGTCACGGTGCGCTGCAGCACGTCGAGCATGACGGCAACGTGGTACGGCATGAACAGCCGCGCCGGACCGAAAGCGTCCTCGTCCAGCTCCTCAAACGGCAGGTTAGGGCTGAGCGGTACCTGAATCGTCAGCGCGTAGCTGTGCAGGCTCGACTGGGCGCGCATCCGGCGCAATAGTTCCCGGCGGATACTAGCTTTGTCCTCACTCACCGCGGCTTACTTTGAGCCACGTCCCGGCGAAGCAGCCGGCGGCCATAGGCACAAGCATCCAATGGTTGCCGACGTATTCTACGCACAGAACGCCGCCGAGCAACGCTATCACCGCGGATAGTGTTGCCGCCCCGAGCGGCCACTTGCCGGCGGTTGCCTGAATGTACCAGGCCCACACGAAATCCAGCGCCGCGGCGCCGAGGAAAACCACTAGCGCCTTCATACGAGGTCCATAAAGTCGGCCTTAAACGTGTACTCGCCGCGGTGCGTCGTCGCCGCCCACGGCGCGAGCCACACGCTAAAGCCCGCCGCGCGCACCCGGTCGCAGAAGCTGTAGTCCGTGCCGACCTGCTTGCCCGACAAGCGGTCGATGTACTTCTGGAACAGATCGACCAGGTACCCGTGCACCTCGTCCGTGTAGCCCAATTCCGCGCCGTGCAGCGCCCACAGCCTCTCAATCACGTCGCGCCGGATCAGCATAAGCCCAGTGCCTATGCGCTCGATCTGCGTCGGCTGCATGAGGTCAGGGATGTCCTCGACCACCGCGCCCGAGAACAGGTAGTGCTTGCCCAGGCCCACGCAGTGCTCCGTGCGAAGGTCAGGGTTCGCCCGGGCGGTGAGCAGGATGTTGTCGAAGTCCAGCTCCTTGGCGCACAGCACCCCGCCGATGACCGGCTTATCAGCTTCGACCATCCTGAGGATGTGAGAGGGGGTGAAGCCTATATCCGAGTCGCACATCAGCAAGTGCGACGCGTCCGTCTTGAGGAAGGCGGCCACGGCCTTCGCCCGCGCGCGGTCGATATTGCTCTCGTTCTCGATGCTCCAGGGATGCAGCGCGGCCGCTACCTTGGTGAGCGCCCGGTCGAGGCCCACCACCGACATTACGAAGGCGCCAGCGGCGCCCTTGTAGTTCGGGAACGCCAGGAAAACCTTAAGCGGTGCGCGCTTTGAGGAGGAAGCGGAGGGGGAAGTATAGTTCACGGGCTTTTGCCTCTAGAGTTTTATCGAGGGTGCCGAACCATCGTACCTTAAGCTTATCGTCGGTGTCCATGTACAGCAGTACGCCGCGCTTGCGCAGGTCGGCTTCGAGCTTTATGGCCTGCGCCACCTCGGAGAAGACAGGAGCGGGAGAGTTACTGCTCGTCAACGACGGACGCCTGCAGCTCCGCGAAGCTCATCTTCCTGATGCTCTTGCCATCGTTCACCTCAATCGCCACGGCCTTGACCTGCGGGGTGGTGAACTTCGCCATCTCAATGAAAAGCAGAATGGCCTCGCGCGGGTTCGGGTTCGTGATCCGCTGGCCGGTGTCGGGGTCGGTGATGCCTTCCGCCACCTGGTGCAGCCAGGCCTCGACGTACTCGATATTCCCCTGCTGAAGCTCCGTCCACGCGCGGCGGCACCGGGCGCGCGACACAGCATCGATCTTGGCCGTGGAGAGCGGTTTAATGTGGGCCGGCAGCGTGCCGTCGAGCGAGCGGCTTATCCGCTCCTCGGAAGAAAGCGTGACTCCGTTAGCCGCGACCGCAAGGTGTGAGTTCATGGCGCCGAGCCTAGCAAGTCGTTGACCCCGGCGTCCAGCGCAGCGACGCGCGCCTCGAGTTCCGCCATGCGCGCCTTCTGCCGCGCACGGTACCGGCGCTGCTTATCGCGGGCCATCTCCCGCGCGCGGTCGGGGTTCGCCTTGCGCCACGCGGCGCCCTGCATCCGGTAGTAGGTAGGCCAGTTTTCCGGGTGCGCTTTGGCCAGCGCGTACATATCGCGCACCGCTTGATCGTTACTCTTCATAGGTCGCCTCCGTTTATTGGGAAGCGTAACTTACACTTTAGCCGGCGGCTATGCAAGCCCTGTTGAGAGTCACGTGACTATTAGTTGAGAGTTACGTGACTATTAGTTGAGAGTTACGTGACTCTCTACTAATAGTCACGTGACTATTAGTAGAGAGTCACTAACTATTAATCGAGAGTTACGTGACTATTAGTAGAGAGTTACGTGACTATTAGTAGAGAGTTACGTGACTATTAGTAGAGAGTCACTAACTATTAATCGAGAGTTACGTGACTATTAGTAGAGAGTCACGTTACGATTCTAGCTAAATAGCCCGTCACGGCGTCTCGCGTCCACGCGTGCGAGTAGAAGGCCGCCGTCTTTCTAGGCCGGGGGTCCCCGGCCGACCTTTCCCTATTCCCTACCTACTAGCGGATGCATGCGCATCGCGATCAATGACGCGCCGCCTGGCGGTCAGGCGCGCAGCGGGCAGTGTGCTAGGCGGTGCGGCGGAGACGGCCGGGACCGAAGGTCCTCGGCCGGCGGAGACGGCCGGGACCGAAGGTCCTCGGCCGGAGGACCCCGCACCTTGGCGGCAGGCGGCCAGGCGGCCAGCTCGCAACTTAACAATATTAATGTCGTGCGCAGATAAATGGAAATGTCGCGGATAGATATTAGCTAATTACCGCGCGGCCAGGAAATTAATTACCAATGGCCGACGGGGCGGCTCGCGGTTAATTACCAATGGCCGACGGGGCGGCTCGCGGGGCTGGAAATAGGATTTAAATGGATTCGGAGAATAGGATTTATGGCTTGATTGTACTATTGTCCGACAATGCATTTGGCCCAAATACCCCACACTATATAAATACGCCACTGCAACCTACTGTTTCTATTCTTTTTTATATATTTTATATAATTTATACTATTGATCTATCTTATATAAGAGTAAAAGTAATAAAAGAACAGGGGGTATAAAAGAATAAAGTTCTGCTCTAAGGGCCGGCCCGGAGTGATGTTTGCAATATCACATTACCTCAGGTATGTTTGCTTACTCAACATCACAGCTATGAGGTTACGACTATGCCGTACGACAAAAATATCCCTATACCGCCTAACGCGGTCCTAGCCGCCGGATGGCGCGAGAGGCGAGCGCCTACGGCACACGCCATCCTGGCGGCGCTGCCGGTGGGCGGCTCAGTGCTGCTGTCAATGCAGCACGGAATGCGCAGCCCCGTTATGGGGGGTAGCGGGCCCGTACTGCGCGCCGTAGGGGCGCTCCACAGTAAGGGGTACGAATTCGTGCAGGCCCCTGAGGGCGGACTAATGCGCTTCTGGCGCACAAAGTAGGAGCTAACCATGTGCACCAAATGCGATGAGCTAACCCGCGCCCTGCGCGACCAGCAAGCCTTGTGCCGCGCGGAGCGCCGCACCATTGAATCCGAACTGAAAGCCTCCCTCAAGGCTGCGCGTAGCCGGGAGAAGGTGCGAGCCGAAGCCGCACTGGTGACCGCCGTATTGCAGCTGCGCGCCACCGAGCGCGTGAAGTGCCCCGAAGACATGGCACTGTTCCGCGCCGGCCAGCTGGCTAACCAGGCCGGCTACCAGTGCCGCAATTACTACGCCTACCAGGCGATCGCATTGCCTGACGGCCTGTACATAACCAATCTGGGACACGGTACGGGCAGCATGAGCCAGGGCGCAGTCGACCCTGCGCGGCAGTAAGTGACGCGAACTGTCGGTAGAACTGACACTCCGCGTCAGTGATCGCAGCTAACCCATTGAAAAGCGCCTTGGCACGTTCCGTGCATATCTCCAAGTACGGTAACCCCGAATCAGGAGACTCACTTGAACTCACTCACCGAAGAAATGGTTTTAGACTTCCGCACACAGCCCGACCGCGTCATTGCCTTCATGGAGCGCCGCGCGGAGCGCGTGACGCTTGAGGGCAACCTCGCCTACCTTGGCAACAAGTCGGGCGTGGTCAACACCTCTTGGGGTGGCGATCGCCGCACTGAGGTGCGCTCATGATCACCTTGACTGTATGGGTACTGCTCTCAAGCGCGCCGCACAAGGGCGAGCTGCCGGGCTACTACGGCGTGTTCACTACACAGCATGAGTGCGAGGCTATGGCGAACGGCTTCAACACCCTGGCGGTAGCTAGCCGCACCGGCGATATTTCATACTGCATTAAGGAACAGGTGCTGCAATGACCAACACACTAGAGCGCCGCATCCTGCCGCGTCGCACGCCTGCGCAGATTGAGCGCGAGCTGCGCGACGCACAGCGCGAGGCGATGCGCTTTCCCCAGACATCACGCATGCACCGCATACACCACACCCGCGTGCAAGCCCTGGCGCTCGAACTGGCGCTCAGCACGGGCACACTCTCACTAGGAGCAATCTGACCATGAACCGCTCACTTACTCGCTGGCTTAATAGGCTGCTATGGCGCCGCCCCTGGCGCGGCAGTCACGACAATCAGTTCGCCAACACGCGGCGAACGGGAGTACCAACGTGCTGATTAAATTCCTTGACGGCACCGAGCGCGAAATCGCAGACCTGCGCGGCGCGGACCTGGCGAGCGCGAACCTGGTGAGCGCGAACCTGGGCGGCGCGAACCTGTACGGCGCGAACCTGGACGGCACGAACCTGAGCGGCGCGAACCTGAGCGGCGCGAACCTGCGCGGCGCGAACCTGCGCGGCGCGGAGCTGCGCGACGCGAACCTGCGCGTCGCGGACCTGAGCGTCGCGGCCCTGTACTACGCGAACTTGCACGGCGCGGACCTGCGCTGCGCTACCCTGCGCGGCGCGGACCTGCGCGGCGCGGACCTGCGCGACGCGGACCTGCGCGACGCGGTAGGGTTAGCGCAATTCCAGGTATGTCCTGAGGCCGGCGCGTTTATCGGGTTTAAGAAGGTAGGCGACACTATAGTCACGCTGCTTATACCGGCGGATGCGAAGCGCGTGAACGCCTACGGCTCACGCAAGTGCCGCGCTGAGTTCGCCTACGTGCAGAAGGTAGAAGGCGCGCTTAACCGGCTGGCTTACGGCGGATTCCGGTATCCCTGTAGCGGCCTTGTCACGCCGGACATGTACGATCCCGACCCGCGTGTGGAGTGTTCGCACGGCATTCATTTTTTCATCACGCGCCAGGAGGCGAAGGAGTACTAATGAACATTCGCGCCGATGTTACGATGGCCGCGCGTGCACTGCGCCTATACATGCACGCGTTCCTCGCTGACCCTATCCGGGTGATGCGCACCTCACCGAAATGGAGTTTACTGCCATGATCTTAACCGCCGTTTTACTGCTGCACCTTCACTGGCCGGGATTCGCGAGCCCGGTTATCCCGCTCGGGTCGCCGCGAATCGCGTGCCACTCATCGGTATGTGAGCGGGGGAGAGTGCGATGAGCCTATACGATTGCTCCCCGCCCGCCCCGCCTAAGCATCACACGCTCGGCGCGCTCATTCACCGCATGGCGCACAGGATTGTGCACCCGTTCGAGCACCCCGGCCTCGTGTGCGGCGAAGTCGATATCCCGATAGTCACAGTGACCGCCGCGGTGCCCGACGTGCCTGCACTGTATCCCCCGAGCCTTACGGACGTGGGATATGGCGGCGCGGGCGGCTATGCCCTCTATCCGGGCGGGGGTTACGGCGCAGCGCCGCCCTACGTGCCTTACCTTCAGTCCTACGGCACGCCGCACGAGGGTGCACCGGCGCGCCCGCAGTCGGTGCCGGAGCCTGGGGGCGCGTTGATCCTGCTAACGGGCGTAGTTGTCATAATCGTAACGAGGTTTGCGCGCGCCAGCGCTGGCTGACATGCAAGCGCCGTGCCAGTCGCCATGAGGCGACGTGTACAATATCCTACTTGACAATTCGGCCGGGGACTACAGACCCGGCCTTCTGCGTTGTGGAGAGTGGTATTCGACGCTATGTGGTTTACCGCACATACGGCATGTTTGATGTTAGGTAGCGTACACAGCGTCGATAGAACCACTGAACCACTAAACGCAAATGGAGAATGGAAAATGGATACTCTCACTTTCAATTACGTTGCAACTCCCTCTGAGATCGAAGTGCTCGCACGCGACTACTTCATGGCGCTCAACGTTACGGGCGAGGGCCGCGTAACGTATCTGCGAGCGCTAGTCGATACGACCAAGGCGCAACTTAAGCTCGAAAAGGGCGAGCCGCTGCCCACGCTAGAGAAGGTGCACGTCGGCTTTTATGAGGCCGTGCTTAAGGCCGCAGAGGCCGCCACTCCGCCGCGCATCCCTGGACGAGCCAAGGAGATCAACAAGAAAAGCAATTTCGCGCGCTCCGCGGCGAGCATGCTCCGGTCGTGGATGCGACATAAGGGCAATGACATAACGAAGCTCGTCACCAAGCGGGTTACGAAGTCATCGCTCGTTGTGCCGCACAAGGCGCGACCTCCCTCGCCGGCACGGCTCAAGGCGCGCGTAGAGGCCGCCAGTAAGGCGCTGGTGTCGCACCTACTGGCACTGGGGGATAAGTCCCCGAGTGTCGCAGGCGAGGAGCTAGAGCTTCTGATGACGCAGCTGACGGATCAGCTCGGCGCCATCACGGGCGGCGCTACCACGACGCGGGCGGTTAAGCGCTTCCAGTCGGCCAGGACGCAGATACTGTCCAAGGCCGAGGTTGCGCGGGCGCTCTCCTCGTGAGCATCGCGATAGACCTGAGTCTGTCCCCGATCCAGTTGCAGACGCTCCTGCGGCACATGCGGCGGCATCGGGACGAGATAGCGGCGGAGCGTCGCCGGCTGGAACTTCGCGCAGACGGGATCGGGGATGGCTTGACACAGAACGCTATTCGGACGCTAGATAACGAACTGTTCTTACTCGAAGAGGTCATAGCGGAACTATGGAAAGTCTACCAAGCGAAGTTCCCGCAGGAAACACAATAACGAGTCTCGATGAGTACCGGGCGCGGCGGCAGCCGCGAGTGCCGAGGCCGCCGCGCCCTTGTGAGTGCAACCGCTGCGTCAGCCGCATTGCCGGCTCCGTAGATGACCTGATTGCGAATGTGCTTGACGACGTGACTGTGACCGAGTAATCATCGGTCCTATGCCGCACCTCACACACTGGGAATGCCTCGAAACTACAGGCGAACGCCTGGAGTCGCCCGAGGGTGCCGAGATGGACCATGTGTCGCTGTGCTTCAAGAGCGACGGCAAAATCTACGTGGTGTCGGTAACCGGCCCCGCCGGTATGTCCAACCACGACCTCATGAACGCCTGCCGCGCTACGGCGGGCGTTTTCATTCGCGCATCCGGCGGCGACCCGGCACAAGTGACGGGCGTCCTTGCCGACCCCCAGCCTGCAGGTACTATCCAATGACCCCTATATTCGTCGCAGTCATCATTGCTGCCACCGGCGGCCACATCGTCGATATGAGCATCCTCGGCAGCGCACCCTCGCTGGCTCAGTGCACCGCCGGGATTGAGGGTGTGCTCGGACGTTCGAAGCTGCCCGCGGGCGTCGTCATTACGACGAAGTGCGTCGAGGTTGACCTGCCCTATCAGCCGCTAAAGACGCCATTGAATCCCGGCCTTGACAAGCCGCTTGCGCCGGGGCAAGGTTCGACCGACGGCACCGCGAAACTGCCGCAAGTAACTGACCTGTAATTTCAACCCTCACCTCGGACGGAAAATGAACACAGCAAAGATTGGGCAGGCGCTGCGCCTGCTGGCGGATGCGATCGACCCACAACTGACGCAGCCGTACGACCAGGACCCCCCTTCAAGCCTTACAGGGGTCACCGCGACGGCCCCTTCTGCACCGAAGCCCCGCGGCCGTCCGCCGAAGGGAGCCGAGACTACTCCGGCGGTTGTGGCCGCCCCGACGGCAGCCGCTGCTTCCGCGACGCCTGCGACGCCTGCCTCTAATTTGACGCACGCGATCGTCGCTAAGTCTTTCAAGGACGCCGCAGCTGCGCACGGCCGCGACTTCGTGGTCGGCGCTATGAAGGCATACAACGCTGCGACCTTCGATAAGGTGCCGCAGGACAAGTGGGGCGAGTTCAAGGCGTATCTCGACGCCGGCCCGAAGGCCGCCGCTAGTGCAGTCGCGGACCTGATGGGTTAAGATAGAGTTGTAGGCGCGGTGCGGCTGTCCATAGCGACAAAGTCCACGCGATAAATTCACTCAATTTGTAGTGCGCGCCTATCTATTTCATGTGCCCTAAACGCTTTACCGTTGAAGAAGCCGCGGAGCGCAAACGCGCTCGCTCTAAAGCCGCCTATGTGCTAAAGCGCAAGACGCGCCCAGAGCAATACGCCGCGGACCTAGCGCGCCACCGGGCATGGCGCCACGCGAACCGCCCCGCGATGTACGCGGCTATAGCGCGCTGGCGCGAGCGGAACTCAGAAACTGTGCGCGCTTGGCGGCGTAAGTATGCCGGGCTGCCGGCGCCGACTAGATGCTGTCCGGACAATTGCGAACTGTGCGGTAGACCGCCACGGGGTAAAAAGACGGTGTTGGTGCTGGATCACTGCCACGAAACCGGCGCCTTTCGCGGCTGGCTGTGTAATCACTGCAACTTAGCGCTGGGGCAGATGGGTGACACGCCGGAGTCCATAGCTCGCGCCCTAGCATACGTTCAAGGAGCCCGCCTACCATGCTCCAGGCTCTAATCCTCGCCTTCCGATTCAGCCTCGTGCTGATAATCGTGTGGCCGCTTGTGTGCGCATTCCTGCTGTACCTACTCTGGAGGAACGCCGAGAATGGCCGGTAGTCACTCACTGCTCTCTCCGTCTAGTGCGGAAAGGTGGTCAAGATGCCCTGGCAGCGTACAGCTGTGCAAGGACATCCCGAACCTGCCCAACGAGGCGAGCGCGCTCGGGTCCGCGAAGCATGAGCTAAGTTACTGGTGCTTGATGCACGCAGACCCGGCTAAGACAGCCGACAGCGAGCTAGGCAGGCCGTGGACGGCTGATGGCTTCGCCGGCAACTTCACCAGCGAGGATATTGAGCATGTCAATGCGTACCTGCAGGGCGCGCGGGCGATACCCGGTGCCGTTCGTCTATTTGAGCAACGCCTTGATATGTCCGCACTGCTGGGCGTACCCGATACCGGCGGCACCGCGGACGCGCTCATTGGTGACCTGGATACGCGAACGCTTAACGTCTGTGATGCCAAGTTCGGCTACGGGCTTGTCGAGCCCGAAGACAACCGACAGCTGATGCTCTACGCCGCCGGCGCCCTGCACATGCTTGATGAGTTCGGTACGGATTACGACACGGTGCGCCTGTGGATCATGCAGCCCAAGCGCGGCGAGCCGCGCATGTGGGAGACGACGCCTGCGTACATCCGCGCCGAGGTAGCGAAGTTCGCCGTGCTTGGGCAGGCTGCGATGCTGCCGGGCGCGGCGCTCACGCCCGGCGACAAACAGTGCCAGTGGTGCCCGTACCGGGCGAGGTGCCCCGCACGCAACGCGGCTATGCTAGCTGAGTTCCCTATAGAGGTTATAGACACGGCAGCTTCGGTAGAGACTATAGCGGCCATACTGAATCGCGCGGACGCCATAGAGTCATGGCTGCGCGACGCCCGCGCCTACGCCCTCCAGTTGGCAATGGGCGGCACGGCTATTCCAGGCTACAAACTTATCGAAGGCAAGCGCGGCAACCGCAAGTGGTCGGACGCGGCGCTCGTCGAAAGCCTGCTCGGGCCTGACCTCGGGGATGCGGCCTACAAAAAGTCGCTCATCTCCCCGACGGACCTTGAGCGCATCGCGAAGAAAAACCCGGCAGTGAAATACGCCGACTACGCAGCGTTCATAGATCAGGCGCCCGGTGCGCCGTCGCTCGCTAAGTGGTCGGAGGAAGGCAAGCCGCTGCCTGTAACGGAATTCGGACTGGACCCATCAGATGCATAAGATCGACGCTCCCGCTTTTCACCCGACCAACTTCAAACGGCGAACGGCTGAAGCACAAAAGGCGCTTGTAATTGGCGAACGGCCCGTATATCGCAAGGGCGCAAGGATCAGACCGCGTGCTGGGCAATAGCTGGCGGGACCAAAACGCACTGTTCTTCCTCAAGCGAAAGGCGCAGAAGGCGGCTAAGCGTGCGCGCAAAGTGCGCAACCGGCAGATAAAACTAAAGCTGCCTACGCCGACGCGGGGCAATCCGGGCTACTGCGAGGCGTGCGGCCGCAAGCAGGAGGATCAAGACAGGGCGCTATCGGTAGACCACTGCCATAAGACCGGTATATTCCGCGGCTGGCTTTGCAGCCATTGTAATCTAGGGCTCGGTAAGCTAGGCGACACGCTGGATAGTGTTAGAAACATGTTGAGATACCTAGAGCGCGCGTATAGTATCCCGGACGGCTCTATCGAGCCGAACGTCAAACCGACTAACGGCAAACCCAACACCTAACGGAGATTTAGAAAATGGCGAGCGCTAAGATTGGCGATATGATTATCCGAGGGGTACGTTTCAGCTACGCGTACATTTTCGAGCCCTTCAAGGGGGACAACGGCAGTTCCTACACCTCACACGGCATCCTGGAATTGAACGACCCGCAGGTCGCGCAGATCGTCGCGACCATGAAGGCCGTAGCCAAGGAGATGTGGAAGGACGAGGCGGACGCGGTGTACCAGCAGCTTAAGGGTAAGGACAAGCTCTGCCTGCACATGGGCGACGTGACGAAGGCCGGGGAGGAAGCCTACAAAGGCAAAATCTATATTTCGGCCAACAGCAAGAATCCGGTGCGCGTCGTCGAGACCCGCGGCGGAGTCAACGTCGAGCTGACCGCAGCCGATGCGCGGCCGCGCAGCGGCGATTACGGCAACCTGATCGTGAATATCTGGGCGCAGAACAATAAGTTCGGCAAGCGCATCAACGCTCAGCTTATGGGCGTGCAGTACGTTCGCAAGGGTACGCCTCTGGGCGGCGGCGGCCGCGTGGCAACCCTGGACGAGTTCGGCGTCGAGCCGAGCGATGCGGACAGCGAGGCGCCTGTTGCCTCGAACATCGCGAAGCCGGCCGATGTGGCGGACCTAATGGGCTAGCGCCCATCAGCGGCCCGCTGCAGCGAGGCCGTAAAGCTTTCGCCGCGCCGGGCGAAACATCAAGTACGGCGCACTCTAAGGAGACCAAGCATGTCAGAACAAGGCTTCACCGACTCCCTGGAAGGTAACTTCCGCATCCTGCAGGACATCCTGAAGGGCATGCCCCCGCAGGCTCGCGCCCGCGCCCGCGAGGCGTGCGGCGTCATCGAGCGCGCCATGAACTCGCTGCGCGTCAACGGCGGCGAGAACGACCCGGCGGTGCAGCTCGGCATTGCCTTTGGCGGCTACCTCATCGCGAAGGCTATCACCTACGACGATGGCAACGCCAAGGGCGACTCACTCATTCAGCTGCTGTCTTGAGTACTATTCGCAAACTGTTAGGAAAACAGCATGACGTCGCGAGAGA